AGCGCGATGCGACACGCCAGAACTTCCACGAACAGCGGATCGAACTCGGTTTCGTCCACGTTCATAATCATGGACACTTGCAGCTTGTCGTACGCGCTGTACAAGAACCGGCGGCGCTGCTTCCACTCGGTACGCTTACCCCTGATAGGGCGCAAGCACTCGACGGGCAGTTGGTACTTGTACGGCTGTTCGACGTTCTCTAACGTCTCGGTGCGCGTGAGCGTGTAGTTGTCTTCGGTGGCGAACACCCAACGGCGCTTCGTGAGTTCCGAGCGTTTCCAGTGTGGGTATCCTTCCGCCACAAACCGTTCGAGTGACGACACGGGCGGGTCGATACGCGAAATGCGAGACGACGCGATCTTGGACAAACCAAGGTTTATGATCTGTACATTGGTAAACATCGCGTCGTCCCTTCTTGGTTACTCGTACAGGTAGGCCACCAGCCCCGACATGGTGGCACCGACAGGCATGGTGCCGCCAAGGATCGTTGCGTACAGCAGCACTTCGTCCAGCGAGTACAGGTCGAACTTGAGCGCCGTCGAGAACGCAGCGGCATTGACTGCCGCCGACACGTCCATGCCGTCGATCAGTGCGTCAGGGTCGGCAACTTCCGAAGTAGCCGCGCCGGACGGACGCGCCATGTACCCGTCATGCCCGATATCGAGCGTACGGCCCGCGCCGAATGCCGACGTAGTGATACGCGACAGATGGGGCAGGATACGCTTGCGACCGGGCGGCATCCAGACGAGGCCGATGGTGTCGTTCGCGGCGAGCGCTACCGTCAGCGCAGATACGCTGAAATACTGGAAGCGCAGTTTCCCGTGGTCGTCAACGGGATAACGCCGATAGCCTTCCACAAGCTGATCGGCGTTCTTGGTCTTGTTGGTGTCTGCGTGAGACATTGTGTTCGCTCCATTTCGCGAGGTTACTGTACGCGGGAAGCACGTACAGGCAGTCAGTACGTGGCGACGTTATTGCCGCCACGTACACCAGCATACCGTTAGGACGGCGTGCCGCTTTCGACGCACTGCAACATCAGCACCTTGCTTTCGTCAAGGCGCGTCGCGCCCGCCGTGAAGGTGGCGTGTGCCTGCTTGATGTTGTTCTTGTCGGGACGCGGGCCGATCACGATGGACAGGCTATCCCACAAGCCGAAGTGCATACCGTCCGGCACCCACACCGGGCAGTCGCGGATCACGGCGGGACCGGCGACGTTTTCGGTCGGGATACCCTTGCCGTTCGTGGACACGCCGTTGTCTTCGTACGGCACGAACACGAAGCCCATGAACTGCGACACTTCGCCGTCCACCAGCGGCTTGACCGCGTTGTAGTCGCTCGAACCCACGGCGACTTCGCCAAGCAGATCGTCGGTCTGTTCCGCCGTCACCGCAATGAGCGGCTTGGTGGTGCGCAGATCGACGTGCTTCTTCTTGAGCAGCTTGCGAGCGGCGCGCAGCTTGGCCACGGACATGCGGGTGCCGCCGTGAGCGATGATGTTGCCGTTCGGAAACGCGGTGTTCGTGGTGCCGTCCTTGCCGGTCTTCGCAACGGCGAAGAACTTCGCCATGACGATTTCGTCCATCTTGCGCGCAGCGGCTTCGCGCATACGTTCGACGTACGGCGAGGTCGGGTCGTAGATCATCTTGAGCGTGTCGAGACGGTCGATCAGGATGGCGCAGTCGTATTCCGTACCGCTGATCCAGCGCTGCGTGTGTTCGACTTCCGACAACTTGGTGTCGCCGTACGGCGTGTCGCGTTCCACGAACTCGACAGGGCCGATGAAGTTGACCACCTGCGCCTTCTCGCCGCTGTACGGCGCAGACGAAATGTACGCCATGAGCAGCCCGCCCTGCTTGGTGAGCGCGGCCTGCACGTTCGCCGTGTACATCTTGACGTGATGTTCCGGCACGCTGTAAGTTGCAATGGTTTCAGCCATCTTGCATACCCCTTGTGTTACGGTCTAACCGTATCTGTCCGAATTGAACGAGGGGTGTGCGCCCAAAGCGGCCCTCAAAGCAGAAAAGGGAACCGAACAGATCGGTTCCCTTTCGTCTTTACGCGACAATGGGTGTCCCGTCAAGCGCGCGCAAACAGCCTTTCCATAAGCTGCAACGCGTCCTTGTGGCCGGGGTGGTTCTTGTCGGTGTACTTCTTCTGGAACTCGGCGTCGCCCTGCAACTGCGTGATACGCGCCGTCGCCTGTTCCTTCGTCATGGTGGCCGGGTTGTTCGGGTCCATCTGCCCACCGCCCGCCGTGAAACCGCCCTCGTCGGACTTACGCCCGATCATGGCAAGCAACTCGACAACCGGCGCGCTGCCGATCTGGTTTTCCAGACGTTCGATGAAGTCGTTCGACAGCCCAAGCGCCTGCACTGCGCGCTGTCCTGCGGCCTTGTTCTTTTCGAGGTCTGCGCCCCACTTGGACGACAGGGCGTTAAGCTCCTGTTCGTTCTGTGTACGCGCCTGTTCGAGCATAGCCGCTTCCTGCGCGGCCACGAACCCGTTCCACTTGTCCGCTGCCTTCTGCGCACGCGTCGGGTCCAGCCCCATTTCGTGAAACAGTTCTTTGCCGAACTGGACCATGCTGTCGTCGGTCTTGACGCCTTCACCGAACTTGAGGTCGTACGCGTCCGGCGTGTCGGGCCGTCCGAGTTTCTTCCACACGTCGTTCCACGCTTCGGGTGGAGCGTCCTTGGCAGGCAACGCCAGAATGTCGTCAGCGCCACGTTGCAGCTTTGTGAGGTTGTAGTTCGCCAGCGCCAGTTCGGCGGGGTTGGCGTACTGCTTCGCCTCAAGATGCTGACGCGCTTCCGGTTCGGTGATGGCGTTCCACCACGGCTTCGCCGCGTCGCCTTCGCCAACCGTCCACACACCCTGCGCGCCTGCCCATGGCGCGGTTACACCGGGTGTGCCGCCTTCGCCGCCAGCCGGTGCGGGTGCCGGGGGAGTTCCGCCGCCACCGCCGCCACCTTCGGCGTTGAATACCGGGCCAGTGTTCCACTTCATCGTTTCATTCCTCTTGGTGCTTCTGCGTCTGTGTATAGCAACATCAACGTATCATGGGACAGACGCGTAAAGTCCATGATGCGCTGGTACACTTCCCGACGCCCTTCTTGAAGGTCTTGCACCTTCTGGTTCGTCGGGTGAAAGGTTGGCCGATAGGCACGGCAGAAGTGCGCCAAGTCCAGCATGACGAATTGCAGATCGTCCTTGCTGGCGGTGCCTTCACCGAAGACCGCTTTGTACGCGCTCTGCCGCCGCCGCATGAACGCGGCGACAGCTTCGCTTACGTCGGTTTTGTTTTCATATTCGGCATTCTCTGCCTGTACGGCGAGTTCGGGGTCGAACGGGTCGCTGCTGATAAACTCGTCACCACTCATTTCGGTTGTCCCATACTCGCCGCCGTTTGAGCCGCGCTAGCCAGTGCGGGCGCATTCTTGAGCAGTTCCGCTTGCTGCGCTTGCGCATTGCGGTTTTCACGCTTGGCTTCGATCTTCTTCGGGTCATTCGTCCACCGTGCCGGTACAGCCATGTAGTCCGATATTTCAGGAATGGCCGTGTCGAAATCGAAGTGGTCAAGGTGCGACGGGTCTTGCGTCGCATTGGCCACGCCCAACGCCATTTCGACAGCACGCATAAAGCCGCTGACTTCTTCGGCGTATTGTCCCTTGGCAAGCGGCGAAGTGTACACCACTTCGTACTCACCCTTGGCTTCGATTAGCTCCGGTGGCATTTCGGGCAACATGCCTAGTTCGTCCAGCATGTCGATTTCGCGCTCGATACACGGTCCAAGGAACTCGGACTGCAAACGGCCCATCGTCGGTGACAGCAGCGACGCCTTCTCGGCTACACGCTCCATCACTTCCGTTGCTGTCATTTCCGGTGTATCGTTGAGTATCTGGAACAGCGTCACAAAGAAACTGTCTTCGATATCGCGGCGCTCGTCGGCAAGCAGCGTTTCCGCTACGCGGAAGTTACCCGTCGCAAGCGGCTGGATAAGTGGTCGGCCCTGCTTGTCCACGCCGCCGTAGTTGACGGCACCGGGGCGCAAGTCCACTTCGCCGTTCAACACGCCGTCGTCATAGGCCAGCAACACCGGATCGACGGCCTTGTTGCCCTGCTTGAGATACGTCTTCTTGACGGTGGACGCACCGCCCAAAGCGGCGAGTACAGACACGGCGGGGCTGATACCGTACGGGTTGCCTGCAATCGTCGCGGTACGCGGGATGCGGTACGGCATGGACCGGAAGCCGGTTTCGTCGCCAACGTACTCTTGGCTCTTGACGCAGATATACGAGCCGACAACCGGG